CGAGGTGTAACTTACATAAGGTTCGTAACCTTGACGAAGCGGTAGTACACGTTGTAACCCTTGGTGTTTGGAGCACCGATAGCGCCGTCGGCAGAAGACGTTGCGAATGGGTTTGCAACCATTCCGTAACGAGTCTTGAAACCAATCTTTGGCTGGAACGTATCCTGACCAACTGCACGGACCATCTGTAGAGGAACGTATGGGCAATAGAACAGACCGGCGTCAAAAGATGAAGAACCCTTATAGCCTAGTGTGAAATACTGTGAACCAGATGTTGAAGCGAAGTATGGATCGATATAGACCTTGATACGTCCACCAAGAACACCAGCGAAGGTATTGCCAGTATCGTCAACATTCAGATTGTTAGCAAGAGCTGGAGTGTAATCCAGAACGCCAGCCATCTGAAGAGCAGAAGCAACGTCAGATCCGCAGATCATTACGTTACCCTTACCACGACGAGTTGCCTTAGCGATTTGGTTAGCTTCACGCTCGATCTGGAATAGAAGACCCTTGAACTTTTCTACCATCCAACGACCGTTTGAGTCGACGTCTAGGTTGAACGTACCAGCAGTTGTTACGTTTTCCTGAGCACCAGCAGAAGCGGTATAGTTGATTGTACGAACAACTTCACGGTTGATTTCCGCAAGGATTTCAGCAGCAAGGATGTTTGAAAGTTCAGTTTCAGCGTCAAGACCATGAATTGCCTTCAAGTCCTGTGCAAGTTCCATTGTGTATTCTGCCTTGAGAGCGCGGCTAACTGCGGTTACAGCAACCTTCTCAATGCTGAATGCCATTTCCTGGAACGCATTAGCAGAACCGTCACCAAGAGCTTCGGCCTTAGCACGAGCCATACCTGTTGAAAGAGTATACGAAGAAGTTGTAGCAGCTGAAGCACGATCTGTTGGATCGTTCGAAGACTGAGTACGACCAGTTGTAGTGTTACCAACAACGAGACGTGAAGCAGAGTTACCAGCAGCAGAACCAGAGAATGTAGTATTGGCTTCGTTGAAGAGAGCTTCTGTACCAGTCTGATTTGTGTAACGTGAACGCATTGCGAAGATAAGTCCTGTTGGACCAGTCATTGGCTGAACGCCGCAGATATCATAAGCAATGAGGTTAGGCATAGAACGACGAACCAATGAAATAAGAACTGGATCGAAAGTATCTACTGCACCGTCAGAAGCAGTTGATGAAGATGCTGCCATCGAATTGGTTGGAGCAGCTTCGCCCAAGAGACCTGGTGCGCGATAACCGCCCGAGCCAAATCCGTCTTCTCTAGCAGCCTTTTCCTGATTCTCAAGAAGCTGGGCAACTACACTACGACGATGTACGTCCTTGATTGGAGCCAAGTCAGGATGTTCCAGAACTGGCTGCCACTTTTTCTGAACTTGTTCATTCAGAGATTGCATTGTGTTTCTCCTAATTAGATTAAATTACTTTTTGATGCCGCGAGTGATCGCGTTCATGTAAGCAGCCATTTCAACTGGAACCTGCTTTTCGGCGTCGGTATCGTCGCCCACTGGTTCCTCATCGAGGGTTACGCTTTCGTTCAAAGAGCCGGCCGTGCCCTTTGTTGGGAAGTAACTCTCACGAAGAGTTCCGATCTTCTTCTTATAAGTCTCAAGACTTTCGAAGTCGACGGACTCAGAAAGTGACTGCAGCTTTGCAAGTTGCGTATCTGTCAGGCCTTCTGAAACTTCTGCGAACGCAAATGCACGTTCGAATTCTTTTAGTTGAGCAGAAAGCTCAACGTTCTTTTCGATTTCCTCATTGATAGCATCTTCTAGAACTTCAACTTTATTGGCGAGTTCTTCTGTAACAGCAAGAGCTTCTTCTGGGATATCAATATAGTGTTCTTCGAATAGTCCCTTAAGACCAGACATGAACGATTCAACAATCTCTGCCTTAAGACCACGCTCAATAGCGACTGTGTTTGCGTCCATCCACTGTTCAACAACGTAATCAAGATACGTGTCGACACGCTCAACGAGTTCTTCGCCAAGAGATGATGTTTCTTCTGATAGGGATTCATCGAATTGGGTTTCGAGAGATTCGATCTGCTCGTTAACCTTAGCTAGAACTGCTGCTTCAAACACTTCTGTTGCCTTAGCAATGAATTCGTCTGAAACTTCTGCACCTTCAAAAATAGCCTTGATGTCTTCGGACACGTCGAGATCTTCCTTTGTTAAACGAACAATCTTAGATTCAGCAACGCGACCCTTTGGATTAACAGATGAACCCTGCATTGGGTTTGTCTTGTCACCCTTGAATGAATCATAAGCCTGAGATACTTCGGCCTTCTTCATTCCAGAGAGTGCTTGAATCATAGAGTTAATCATACCAACCTTTGTGTATGGCTTGATACCATTGCCCTGAGTAATTGGGCCTGATTTTTCACCAGCAGATGCAGAGCCACCAGGAACGGCAGCAGAGACTCCAGTTGGTTCAGCGACCTCAGCTTCAACGCCGTAGCTCGCTTTCTTTGCTTCGTGCATGTCGAGCTTATCGACATTTGTGTCCTGAACTGACATATTATTATTCTCCCTCAGGGTTTGTAGAAGATGCTTCTAGTTTATTTATAAAAATGAGTGATTATACCTTTTTAAGGAATGTTTCAAAAGCACGCATCAAAACTGTTTCGCGTGACTCTCTTGATCTATAACCTTCTTCGATATCCGTCTTGATTTGAGCGACGTCTTTTTCTACAAGAACACCGTTATCCCAAATCCATTCTTTACCTTCCATAATCCCGTGAGCCATAGCTTGTGGGGCTGAAGGATCAGCAACAATGTCAGCTGCTGTAGCAAGATAGTAATCGTTCTGGACTTCCATGATTCCATTTCTCTTGACGAGACTACCCATACCTCTTGATGAGAAACCTAGTTTGGCTCCTTCTTTCATAAGATTCTTTACGATCTGACCATACGGCGTATCCATGATTTTAACCTTGCCGATGAAGTTATCTCCATCCTGACGCAGTTCTTTAATCATGTGCGACACACGCTCTAGATTGATAGTTGGACCAGCTGGATGTCCGAGTTCACCATAGGCACGATTCTGCTCTACGAAATCACGATTATAACGAGCAACTTCTTTAGCAAGTATAGGAGTAGGATAAACTCTACCGTTCTTGTTCTGAAGATTACCCTGCATCAAAATGCCTTCAAGGAAAAATTGCTTTTCGCCTGACTCGTTTGCTTCAGTGATGATTTGAAGATTTTCGTGGATTTCACAGATGAGTTTCATTAGTATTGCGAGCCCCCTGTGATAGATACTTGCTTGTGCAACTTAAGAATAAGAGTAGCTGGACCTGTGTTAACTTTGGTGATTGTTACGTTTGATGTTGACATAGCTGTTGTGTTATCAATCAAACGACTATCGGAAAGATCGACGTTATCGGTTCCAGAAAGAACAAGAACCATACTTGCACCGCGTCTTATTTCCCATTGTACGTTGTTAGCGCCACCGCAGTTAACTTGCGCTGAGATAATGTTCATTGAACGAACAGTTTCGCCACCAGAATTCGCACCCCAAACAGGAATGCCTCCGCCTGTAGTAGTATCAGCGGCGTTTAGTTTGATTCCTCCGCTATTATGAAATTTAGCAATAATCCAACCACCTTTGGTTTGCTTATTCATAATGCCTTCGTTATTGGAAACGGCTGCCATTAGTTTGCTTCCTCATAGGCTTTAGCAATGAAGTCAAGAATCTTTTCGAAAGAATCTGCGCTCTCATTGATGGCTGAACGGAACACAGATTGATTCTCTGCATTGAGCTTGTTAAACATATCAACGATTGCGTTGTATGTATCTTCATTGACTTCTACGGAATCGCCGTTATCTAGTTCAATGTAGATAGAGTCGTCGTCCGATTCGCTGATCATTGGTTGATTGTTGAAAACGGATTCAACAAAAGCAGGAGCACTAGCAGCAGAAGCTGAAGTCTTTAATACTTTAAGATCACCTTGTCTAGCAGAATCTGCAATTCTCTTTGGTGTTTGCTGACCTTTAAATCCAGACTTATCACCAAGCTTAGAAGTTCCTTGTTGAATAGGCCCGCGATCACCATTTCCCGGTTGATGTTTAGTCTTTGCGATCTTGTCGTCTGTTTCGAATGAGTCTCTTTTAGTAGGATAATCCGTTACAGTTGGCTTATGCATATCAACGAAATCTTGCTCACCTTGAGCGCGAGGCTTAAGAGCCGCCGCCTCTGGATTAAGAGCTTCGCGCAGTTGTTTAAACGTCTTCATCTGAAACCATCTCCTGCTCTGATTGCTCTTCCGATTGATTGAACATATTAGAAGCGATCTCGATTTTCTTCAAACCAAGAGCATCTTCGATTTTAGTCGCAAGCGCAGCACCAATAGCTTCGCGAAATGCGTTAGCGTCTTTATTAGCGGCAGCTTGAATTGCGGTATGAATTTGTTCCATAGTAATGATTCCTTGTGCAATCTATTTATAAATTCAGTATTATTTAGCCCTAATGTTAATTCCAATAAGGGATTTTTACGATCGATCCGTCTGGTAGTGTTATAGCTAATAATCCAGCTGGATTTGCTGTTAGAGCATCATTGAGTTTAACGCTCGAAGCTATCGTAGTTACAGCAGAAGTGTTTGCTGCAAATTTCGTGAGTTTGGTGAATGCGTTTGCTACAGCTAATTTCGTTGTTGCGAGCGCACGAATAGCTGTATTGGTACCAGTGAGATTTGTGTTAACAAGCGTGATGCGAGTTGCTTGTGTAGCAATAGAAGCATTGGTATTAGCCAATGCAGCACGTTCAATAGCTTTAGTCTGATATGTTGCAACGGCATTTGCTACCTGAAGTCTATCAGATACCAATGTGCGAATTGCCGTATTAGTGCTGGTTACCGAACTCCAAGATGCTTTTGTAGCAATATATGAATTTGTATTGGCTAGCTGTGCTTTGATAAAGGAATTGGTATTTGCTAGATACGCTTTGGTATTTGATACCTGCATGTATGACTTAGCATTAGCCACTTGAAGATATGGAGTAACAACGCCGGTGTATGCAGTAGACTGAATTGTGTTGTCAGGGAATCGTATAGTACCATCTATATCGAATGACCAAATGTTTGGACCATTACCG